TCAAGGATGATGGCACGACGATCCTAGTGGATTACAAGGTGACTGGTGCCTACGGAGTCATTCTTAACAAGCAGAATGGTGGCGTAAAACCTGATTGGGAACGACAACTAAATTCTTATCGATATCTCTTGCAGAATGCCAAAGGCATCGAGGTATCAGAACTTTACATCTTGACTATGTTGAGAGACTGGAAGCAATCGGAAGTCGGAAAACCGGACTATCCTGATGCTCCCATCATGCAAATCCCTGTGCCGCTCTGGTCTTGGAAAGACACTGAAACCTATGTAGAAGAACGAATTGCCCTTCACCGTGAAGCCGCCTACTCGGCGCTGATCGGTGAGGAGCTTCCGCTCTGCACGGCAGACGAGATGTGGGAGCGTCCTGAGAAGTTCGCAGTGATGAAGTCTGCGAGTCACAAACGCGCCAGCAGATTGCTGGAATCAATGGAAGAGGCTATCGAATGGGCCGCTGACCCGACAAATGGAATGGACAGCAAGCCGCACCGTTTTGCAGTCAATATAAAGAATATGTGGGGCGTAACAATGACGATATTTGATTTAGACCAGTCGATAACCGTTGAATTTCATGGCGGTGTCGATGAAATTGAAAGAAAGATGCTTGGACTGTGGGCTGATCCACGGTTCAAGCAATCAAACATCGGCATGCGCTTAGTCAATGAACAGGTAGTAGTGATGATGGGCCAACGAATTGTTATGGAAATTCCGTTTGCTCTATTTGAAAAGCTCGCCGTGAAAGAGCTTGCAGAAACCATCATTAACCAAGTGAAGTACAAATATAATTCATCTTAAAGGAAACAAAATGAGCAGCGAGGAAATGACCTATCAAAACATCTGGAACACACTAAGTAGTGTGGACTGCAACAAACATACCGAGAAGAAGGGCAACCTGACTTATCTCAGTTGGGCTTGGGCTTGGGGAATACTCATGGAGCATTACCCCAGCGCGACTTTTGAATTTGCCGACAACGAAACCCATGCCGATGGCAGCATGACAGTCCACTGCACCGTGACGATTGGCGAAT